TTGACAATTGACATGACTTGAGAGCGAAGTGAGTCGTCCTGTAGCCACGGCCACTGGAGCACGATGGTCTCGCCCTCCACTGTGGCTGAGACATTCTGCACCTGCTTCTTGACCGTAGGCTCGGGTAAGTTGATGCCCTCAATCTCCGTGGTGATGTAGTCCTGCTGTTGGAACAAAGCCACTGCCTTGTTCACAGCGTCAGGCTTGGGAGCCAGCGACCAAAATTTCCCCGTCCACTTGAGGTCGGGGAAACCGATGGCACTCTTGAGGGCGTTGCGTAGCACGCTGTCGTTGGCGAAGCGAAGAGAGATACGCTGAGACTTCTTCGGCCACCGCCGGTTGATGTCGTTCCGTCCGTACCAAACATCCTCGTACATCTCAGCCTTAACGGTCTTGAACTTGACGAGTCCCTCAAGACTTGTGCATCTTGAATCATACAGCCAGTTGAACTTGTCCATCATGTCCTCGCTGAAGTCAGCACCGAACTCATCGGCGTAGGTGTCCATGAGTTCTTTCAGTGCGAGGAAAACCTTGTCCTTGCTTGGCGGCGATGTTCCTTTGCTGGCGAAGTCCTTGAATGGGAACTGTTCGTTGCAGGTGACTGTGAGGTGCGACCATGCCTCTTGTATGGCCTTGCCCTTCTTACCCAGTGCATCCATTGTGTCAAGGAAGGCAGTGATGTCTCCCTTGATGCCAGCGACTTGCATCATGTACGGGACTTGTGTGTTCTTGTACTTGTGCAGACGCTCAGCCGCTTCTTCCCAAAGGTACATGGGAATCTCGTCCATGCCAGCGAGGCGATTGAAGAACGGGGCATCGGGTTTGTTGGGCCCGATGTTGTCCTTGACTCCATCCTCGTGGTGTGCCGTGAAGGCGACCATCATCTGTTTCATTTGTGCTTTGCTCAGTGTTGTGTTCATATTTGTTCCTCCATGTATGCTTCATTCAAGTATTCTTCAGCCAGTTCTTTCGTTTCGTGTAGCGTTCCATAAGTGCGGTCAAGGTAACCGGGCATGGTCATGTACGCATACCATCCATGCACAATGTTAATTTGATACATGAAATCAACACCTGCTTCAATGAACGGCTCAAGGTGTGGCTTCAACTTCTCCTCCCTGTGCATGATGCCCAGTTCGGTGTGCTTGAGTCCAGTACTGTCGCTGATGTAGTGCAGTGGTACATACTCAGTGCCCATGTCTGTCCACACTTCAAAGCAGGTCGTTTGGTAAATCATTGGTTCCATGTTCAAACCCCCAGTACCATGTCGTTGAAGAAGGATTGCGGACGCAACTCAGCGTGAGTGCCATTCAACCATTGGTTGATGTGACGGCTGGTGGTCACGCTGTGCTTGTACTCAGTGCGGAACCAATCGCCCTCGGGTGACTGAGCAGCGACGGGGGTGCTGTAAGAGAACAGCACATCCCATCCATCAGCGAAAGTAATCTGAGTCTCATTGTTTCCAAGCCTGCGTAGTCTCATTGTTTCACCGCCATCGTCAGGTCATTCGGGTGAGCGAGCCGGTGTCGTCGGTGTCGCTCCCGCAGGGTCATTCGTTCTTCGGCTTTCCTCATGGGTCGGCCTTGGTATGCTGTGCTTACTGTTCGTATCTTTCTCATGTTCAGTCCTCCTTGGTTTGCTTTTGTGTAAGTTGCTGCTTTATATAGGGAGCCTTCTCAGCCCCGTCTTCTTGACGGCATTCATCCGTGCAGTACGGGAACGAAGTGCCGTATCTCCTGTGTAAGTTGTAAGTGACATGCTCCGCCTTGCCGTAGCCCTTGCACCCCATACATTGAATCAGTCCGTTCTTCATCGCCCATTCGCTGACGCTCATGCCATCACCTCCATACGGTGAAGGTAATCACCATCAACTCCAATGGTGTGAAGGATTGAATGAATCTCAGTCGTGCCATCGTGTCCGGGTGTGTCCTCGGTGGTGGGCCTGTAGGAGAGAAGTGCTTCGTACCTCAGTCTCTTCGCCACTTCTATGGCTTCATCCTGCATGGCTTGTTGGTGTTCTCCCCACTGGCGGCTGAAGGTTGCACGCATGAAAACATCATGGTGGAGGGAGTTGCTCTTGCGACCTCGCTCAAGGTCAGCCTTCCAGTCTTGTGTCTCACCGGTCATGCGCTTGTGTGAGCGGGCGCTTCGGAAGTTGAAGCCCGCTTGATAGTAGGCTTCTTCAGGGCACTTGTAGTTGCTGAGGATGTAGCGGATGGTCGTTATCTCACCGGCAGGGTTGAGCATGCGGATGATGTGCAGGTAGTCGTACCTTGTGATGTCGTAGGTGTTGATGTAGTCTTCAAGCATGCTCATTGTTCCACCTCCAATGCGTCAGCGCAGACATTACAACGAGACATGTGCCACAAGACAACAGGTGAATGAGCATGAGTGAATCCACAAGGGGCGTGGATTGTTGCTGGCACTGCTCGTTGAACAGCGACGGGTGCTGGTGTGTCAGTGAATGCGTGGTCGGGGATGACCGTGATTCGTTGGGACTCCATGAGGATGCAGACATCGCAGGCAAGTTCAGCCTGTGTACCGATGATGACATCATGGAGTTCGGCGTTGGTGGTGAAGCAGTTGGCACAGTGTTGGTTTGACATGGCTTGATGTTTAATGCTGCTTTATATAGGAAGGGGTTTTGAATGGGGTACTGAGAGGATGTTAAGCCTGTTGTGTGTGTAGTATGTACAATTACAACATGTAGGGTGTAGCCACCCCCTCCTTAGTTTGTTACTGTGTGTGATAAAAGTAAAGACCATACTACTTACAACCTTAACAACACATACTGTATCTGCATTGATGCCTATACACATGTATGCGTATAGATGTGTAGTAGCATGGCTGGGTTGATGATGGGTTGCTTGAGTTGACCCACGAAAGCCATGCGTGCTTAAGTGTGGATGAACAGGGTGCCCTCGCTGTGCGTGGTCAAATGAATTTCAAACGGATGAGTGAGGTCAAATCACCCACCCGTATGGATGGAAGCGTGGAACCGAAGCAAAGAGAAACGCATCCCGGCGAGCGAAGCGAGCCGAAAAGGCGGCGAATAGCCGCCTCCCCCGAGCGAAGCGAGGCCGCTCCGCCCCCCTGCGTAACCAGCGTGCGTGACGAAAAAAAGGCCCCCACCCCCGGCGTACCGGGGGCAGGGGCGGTGTACGGGTCGGAGACCCGGAGGTGCTGGGTGGTCAGCGTTGCGCTCAGCCGAGCAGGCCACGGGCCTTGAGGAAGGCGACGGCGGCGGCTTTCGTCTTCACATCAGCGCCGGTGGCGCCGAGGGTCTGGGCGAGTTCCTTGGCTTGCTTGGCGCTGATGGTGGCGGCAGGGTTGGCCGTGGATGCCGGGGCCGGTGCGGCCTTGGGCGTCTTGAGCGTGGCGGTGCCGTGAGCGACCACGGGAGCCTCAGCGAGGCGGGCGGTGCGGTCGGGGTGGAAGAGGGTTGAGCCGTCGTCGGCCTTGGCCGCTCGGACCTTGCGCTCGCCCTTGGCGGTCTCGTACTGCTCGGTGACGGCCCACCACAGGTTCCCGAAGGCGACCTTGGCGTAGGCTTTCCGTGCGTCTTTCTCGCTGGAAAACTTGACCTTGGACATGCCCTTCACGCCCTTGAGCGTGAAGAAGTTCCCGTCGTCGGTGGCCTTGGCGAGACGAGCGGCGGCACGCTCAGCCTTGGCGGTCTTGGCGGCGGCTTTGCGTGAGCGCTTGAGGACGATGACGCTTGAGGGCGTGTCGCCGTTGCGCTCAGTGCGGGTCAAGAGCCACTTGGCGATGGCACGGTCACGCAGGCTGACGACTGCGGGCATGTCCGAGAACTCGGTCCGGCCTTCGCATCGCTGAAGCAGGGTGCGAGCGGCGACGGTTGCCTCCTCACGGGTGAAGGTGTGGGTGGGTGCGTCGGCAACGGAGCCTTTGAAGCCCCAGTCCACCGGGTTCCATGCCAACTCCCCTTGGGGGTTGGTGGTGAGAGCGCACACGCTCTCAAAGGTGCTCCGCTGGCTTCGTAGCAAGCGGGCAAGGTCGTTCACAAGTCGGGCTGCGTAGGTTGGGTATGGTACAGTTTCCATGTTTTTTCCTCCTTGCTATACCGTTACAGTGCCGCTTTATATAGGACAAGCCATGAGGGGGTCGTTGTTACGCTGTGCGGTTACGCCGCAAGGGAGGATGTTATTCCATCCGTATGGGTGGGGGTCAAGGGGCCGTGGCTTGTGGCTCAACGCTGTGGAGCATGACGCTGATGCCTGAGCGATGCCGCTTGATACGCAGTGCCCCGATTCGGGGAGCGTGATGCTGGGCGATGCCGCCTTATATGCGGGAGCGTAAGGCTGAGCCATAGCGTTGCGCCACGCATGAGCCCCACGCTGGAGCGTCACGCTGGCTACGCCAGCGTTGCGCTCCGCTCTATAGAACGCTGTACTGCGAGGGCGTGCGTAAGGCTGGCCCTTAGTTACGCTACCCCACCCCACGGTCTATAGAACGCTGCACTGCGCCCTTGTTACGCTACACCCCTTAGCCGGAGGCATAGTTACGCTACCTAATTACGCTACCTTATAGCCACGCACACCTCTCCGAAAAAAATTTCACAAAAATGACTTTTTGACCTCAGCAAATCATAAATCCGAGTATGCCTTGCTACGCACATGAGCGGATGCTTTGATACTGCGTGGGCAGTTATCAAAATAGACTCCGACGAAGAGCGAATCCGCTACTTGCGAGAGGCGACGGACGCTATGTACGGGCCGCACCAGCAGCGTACACTGCACGACTATGGCCTTCCCCTTGATGCCAATTTTGCACCAGTAAAGGGAACTGGTCGCTTTTTTCAGGCTCTCCATCCCGGTCATAAAATGGGTCCTTATGGCACCCCGCTTGATGGAGATGCCGAAAAGGTGATGGAAAACCGGATGAGAGAGCAAACCTCAAGACTGGGACTTCACGATTTTGACAATGTGCGAATAGAACCAACTTTGGTTCCGACTCGTAGAAGCGCCCCCCACCATGGCCGGACAGGCCCGGCTCACGAATTGGCTTTAGTGGGGGAAAGGGACGGGAAGAAAATTGATTTGTCAAGTTTACATTTCGGTGTGGGTGAATCCGGTAAAGAAAGGATGAGAAGGCCGTTAGCAGGTGAAAGGCCAATTGAAGACTTCTACGGGAAAACCAATCCAGCGTTCCGGCGTAGAGACATGTATCGTAATTTACTTCTTGGTTTAATCAACGCTGGGTACCCATTACGAAGTGATGAGCGTAACCACATGTCCCACGGTTTCCACCGAAAATTGCTGGATTCTTTACCCAAGGGCATAGCCACCTCACGGGAACATAACCCCGTCTCTAACACGAGCCTTCCTGATTCCTTCCTTTCACCGATAGACTACTTTACTGACTCTAACGAATTGACGGGCCCGCCCTCATACGGGTCGTTGAAAAGGTTTGACCCAGTAGGCATACCGGTGAAAATACCTATCAGCACTTACGGAGGAGGTCTTAGGGACCTAAATCTGACTACTGAGGATGAAAACCTCGTTCAATCGCGCCTCCCCATACCCGGATTTACAAATGAAGATGGAGGGGTTTGATGAATTACGACCCATTCAACTTATCTTGGCTAATTATTAAACAGCGACTCCGCCCTCCTGAAATGTTTGAAACGGATTTAGAAAGAGAAGCGCGCAACCGGGAATTGATGGAACAGGCCGTTAGCGAGATGTCTTCAGCCTTAAGGCGAGACGACTATTCAGAATACACATCCCTCATTGATGATTACGCAAAAATGATAGGTATAGATGCAGTAAATGAAGCGAGCGCAAGAGCGTTCAACATGGATGTTGAAAGAGATGAAGAGATGGTGAGAGAGCAAAAGAGAAGGTCTCCCGCAGCACAGTCCCAGCCCCGTCAAAGAAACATTGAGGAGACAAAAATACAAGGACAGGGAGCGGATGAAATTTTTCGTGAGCATGAAGAACGCCGCAGAAGAAAGTACCCAAATCAACCCACCATAGAGAATATAATCAGTAATGCGTATAGGATGGACAGCGGAGAGTTTGCGAGAGGCCAAGTCCCGAGAATGACCATAGAATCGCTGGGTAATTTCAACGCATCAATGTCCCCGACATACAGGGAGGACCTACAATCCGGCGCGCATGACAAGATAGCAGACCAAGTGATAGATGCCATGATGAATGTCATGGGACAAATGGGGGATGCAAGATTGATGAATGCGGGTAATTTGGGTGATAATTTGAGGCAATTGGAAGGATTTGCTACAGAAGTGTTTGGAAAGGAGTACGCTGATGAATTAAAACAGCAGGCTTTGGCTTCAAGCACATTTGATAGACGCCTTCCACCCGAGCATCCCGCTATGGCTTTTCGGGATTTTGGTAAAATAAGGAGTAGTGAGCACCTTTCACGAAGGGGCAGCACCGGCCCCTTTACATCACAAATCACCTTACCTGAATTTGACAGAAATAGAAACTTAAGTGTGCCTGAAGCAGACGATTTGCGCTACATAGCGAATGTTAAGGATGTGGAAGAGAAATTCAAGAGACCTCTACAACAAAGGGAACTCGCAAACAGAAGAGTAATCCGAAACCCCAGCGGTGGCTCATTTAGATTGGTAGGCGATACACCTGACGGCGAAACAGTTCAAATTTCAAGCATAAGAGGGACCAACCCCGATGAGACCGGTGGTTTGATTACTGACATTTCTGGTAGGACTGAGGAGGAATTTCGTGAACAAGGTGGTTACCGTGAACTGTTAACCGCTCTACTAAACGCCGGATTCAAGGTAAGAAGTGATAACAGGAACATGAGGTCAAATCCCTTCCATTCTAAATTCCTCTCAACGCTACCACGACATGTTGAAGCAGATATTCGCCCTTATCGGGGCCTGAGAAGTGATAATAGCGGGATTACTCTTGAAGAGATGAGAAGGAGAGCCGCTGCTGCGAAGAGTAATCCGATACTGGCAAATCGCTATACAGGTTTGAGTAGCGCCTCCCCACGATTGCGGGAAAGGGCTGAGCGTTTGAAACTACCGATTACCGCCGAAGATGAAATCACTTACTCCATGGATAAATTAAGACCGTATGGTGGAGATTTAGGTCTTGACATTGGTGCTTTTCCGATGATAAGAGAACAATACAAACCAAGCAAAGCGTCAAGAGAAGCGGAGAGGGAACAGGAGGACAAGGCTTTTCAAACTACATTCAACCTTGGCGAAAGCGGTCGCTTCAGACAAATGATTCCCGAGCCCACCCCTGCCCAGCAAAGGGCTAACATATCACCGTTTTTACCAAACCTTGGAGAAACTTTCCTTAGACCTTACAATCAACTCCAAGACATAGCACGCAATAGAGGACAATTTAGAGCGGTTGATGAAAACACGAGCGGGTTTGACGATTTAGCCGACCTTTTCAATTGACGCAACAGTTAAGCATTCTATAGATATAGCCCCAGCATGGTGGGAGCATTTGAGCAAGCATGGTCTGTGCTCAAAGCGGACCCTCGGCAAAGAATGTACGGCCCTCCTTCAGGTGGACCCGAGGCGTACTCGGTCAGTCAAACAGTTCACCCCGCTGCCGCTGGTATGGCCCGGCGAGCCACAGGGCCGTTTGAAATGCCAGCGAAAATAACCAAACCTTTCAATTTTGACTCAAGCCGTCCGCAACCGTTTGACACCTTTACTTACACCGACCCGGTAACCGGGCAAAGCACCTCCCGTCCTGCCTTACTCCCATCAGGAAGGGGGAAACTTGAGCATCTCAACTTTTACGAACGCGGAACTCCGCATGAAAAACTCTTGGCTGCTCTTAATACAAGTCATGTTGGTGATTTTAGAGAAGGAGCCACTCTTGAACAACCGCCCTATGTCACAAGCAGAAGAATGACCCCGGAAGAGATTGTTACTGGTGAACCGGATGCGCTAACACCCATGGCGTTTAGAGGAGAGGTTGGGCGCGACGAAGCAGCACGAGCGTTCCGAGACAGTCTTCTAACAGCACGGGAATACGGTGTTTGAACCGGCAAGTTTAATTTTTGCACCGCGCTCGGTTTGTACATGCTGTTGCCAACACTTTTCATCCTCGCTTTCATAGCCGGGTTTTTGACCATGTGGTTAGCAACACCCGACCCCAACGACACTGTAGTTTTCATTGAAGACGAAGCGGCGTTTCATCAAGCCTGTTTCAACGGCATGCGGAGAGGAATCCAGTGAAGGTGTCCATCTACGAGGTTGGCCCTCGTGATGGACTCCAAGCATTGAGAGGTTTTGTCCCAACAGACACTAAAATCGCTCTCATTGATGCTCTTTACACCGCTGGTTTGAAACAAATAGAGGAGACCAGCCTCGCTCATCCCAAACTTGTACCTCAAATGGCCGATGCTGAGGCTGTTTTCAAAGACGGCAGCGTTCTTGTGATGAACAAATGTGGTTTTGACCGCGCTATAGCCATGGGAGCCGAAAAAATCAACATCGTTCTCTCTCCTTGCGAGACTTTCAATATGAAGAACATGGGTAAGACACGGAGTGAACTCGTGCTGATGTACAAGACCTTCATGGACAAAACACCCAAGTCAAATGTGCGTGTGTACCTCAGCATGGCGTTTGGCTCCCCGTTTTCCGGTCAATTTAACCCAACAACCATCAAATCGTGCCTTCGTGACGCCAAAATGTTCGGTAATACAGTGGTTTTTGCAGACACAGTAGGAGTGGGCTCAGCAAATGAAGTGGCCTTGTACGCTCAACTGGCAAAAGAAGTTGGTCTAAAAGTGGCTTTACACCTGCACCACAAAGGTGACGAACAACGAGCACTCATGCTCGTGCGCGCCGGTCTGCTCGCAGGTATCACCGAATTTGACTCAAGCATCGGTGGATTGGGCGGTTGTCCCTTTGTGGAAAACAGTGGCGCTAACATCAGCACCGAAGGCTTGGTCGCTCACTTGCGTGCATGGGGCTTTGATTGTGGCGTGGAATACGATGACCTCAAGCCAGCGCTCAGTATTGTCAATACAATTTTACGCACGCAAGACCTCCCCGTCGTATGAGCGGAGCCTTTGAAGCGGCATGGGGGCTGCTCAAAATGGCTCGTTACACTGTTGGGCCTTACGAAATACACGACAGTAATGAGCGTATTCGTGGCGCTGAAGGAGATGCCCAATTCGCTCATTTACCTCAAACCTACACCGTGCCCAACTTTGAGCGCAACAAGGAGACGGGTGAGTACGATGAGGTGGGAACGAGAGAGCAAAAACAATTTTACCCCATTGGGGAAAACATGGGTTTTGAACTCAAAGCCGGTAAAGCGATGATGTCTCCCGAACAATTTCATTCATTGGTAGCCGGACCAGCACCCGAATACCGAACAGGGCAGCAAACGGCGATTCGTGAGTTGATGGACCAAGGTGCCCCAATTGCTGCTCCATTTCTCAAACTCACCCCCGAAGAGGGTGGTGGATTTAGAGTCGTTGGTCACGAAGGGCGTCACCGCATGCAAGCGCTTCGTGATGCAGGTTATGGTGATGTTCCAGTTCCGATTGAACTACAAGGCAGCAAATACCACTTCGGTCATGAGATGGACAATGAGAAGATGCGAGAAGCGTTGATGAACGCCATCATACGCCCTGAATACGGTTTCTATAGAGCAGATAAAGTCGCACGAGCACGCTCACATCGTGACATTGATGATGAATACCGAGAGGGTCTTCATCGCCTTAACAAACCCTTCTTGGTAAGAGACATTGACCCTGTGTACACCCGAGGTGAATACCGATGAGCGGAGCCTTTGAAGCGGCATGGGCTTTGCTCAAAGCGGATGTGTACATAGGCGACCCCGAAGACAGTATGGGGTCTTTTGTGACTGAAGACCGTGAAAATTACCTTCAGCGCATGAATCAACTGATGTACACTCCGGGTATGGGACGCGTTACCGGGAGAGAGATACCGAATCCAGCAAACCCTCACCTTGAAGAAGGCGCTAAACAGCACGCTGGAATGGGCGGTGGAGACTTTAATTTACCATCAACACAAGGTGTAGATTATTACCGTGGTGGTTCAATGCCCCGACCCGCTCAAAGTGGGAGGTTTGTTGGTGTCAATGTAGCCAACCCCGACTTTGATTTTGTGAATAATTTTGATACCGCTGTTGACAAGTTCGCTGAAACTGCTGCGCATGAAAACATTCACGACTTAATAGAACAAGAAATCACACCGTTTGCATTACAACAAAGCGGAGTATCAAGAATTAGACCAGTGATAGACGCTATGAAACAATCGGAACTGGGGCACTTAAGCGGTATGGACTTGTGGAGGAGGACAAGAGAACTTGGTAAAGAGACTGATACTCCTTATGCTCAACTGCGTGATGCTCACAATGCAGCGATGGTCAATGCAAACAAATTAAACGAGTTCGCACATGAGTATGGGGCGTTCAGTGCTGAGCGGCCCGACACTACGCGAGAACAAGTGTACGAACGAATGATGGCCTACCCGGATATTCAACCGTATGTTCAATTCGCTCAAAATCAAATGACACCCAACCTCGCTGGTGGTTTCGGTCGCACTGGTATAGACCCAGCCCACTTACACACGGGCGACCCGAGCATTCACAATACCGCAACGCCTTTATGATGCGGCATCATCGCAAAGCGTGATGGACCCGTTCTCTCAAGCGTTTAACCTGCTGAAAGCAGACCACCTCATCAATACCTACGGTGAGGATTTTGTGCTTGACATACTCGCAAAAGCCATGCCCGGAGACCCGCAAATTGAGGCTTTGCGACAATTTGTTTTGATGAACGACGATACTGAAGACCCTGAACTTCGTGCTGAAGTTGAGGCTGCTTACAAGTACCTTACCGACATCTCATCGGGCCGAGAAGCCCAAATGCCTCACATCCGAGGCTACCAAGCGGGTGGGCGAGGTATGACGACACCAACACCTGCATCCAGCGGCCCTACCCCAGCCTCTTACCCTCGTGCTGAGGAAAAAGAGATGCAAACAAAGAGCCTTGAAAGCGAACTCGCCAACCCCCGCATGAAAACCACCGGCAAACCAATGAATGTGAGAGGCGACGCTGAGGAAAAATTCCACACGATGCAGCGTGCTAACCGAGACAAGCGAGCAGATGAAATCGCTGAGCAGAATTTGACGCCCGCCATGATGATGGACCAAGGAGGTAGGTCGGGTGGCGATAAAAGCCCCATGGCCTCCGTTAGTTCGCCGTTGAGAGGTGCTCGTGGAGGTACGGTCCCAGTCCGACCACCGAAGGGACGCGACAGTCGTACATCAATGCGTGGTAGTGCATCACCTCGCAATCCAATGGACCCACCCCGCCTCGGCTCCGGTATGCCCGACCCCGAGCGACCAAAGCCGTTTGAGTACGATGATGTCAAACTCGCAGGTACCGCGATTTCAAGAGCCCTCGCCCACCTCGGTTTTTGAGGTGAGTAAATGAGCGAGCCAATCAACCTCGCTTGGCGTTTTCTCAAACAGGATGAAAACCGTCGCTTATCACCCCAGCCAAAATACGACTACAGCGAACCTGTCTCATTAGCGATGAATGAACAAATCAAAGGCCCTTGTCAAATGTGCGGTCAAACTGAAGGACCTTACTACGATGTCGGGTATCGCAATCCATTTCGTCCTCAACAAGATGCCATTTACACGCTGTGTGAAGCATGCTTGGATAAATTCTCAAACAGCCTTGACACCTACGCTCCTTATGCTAAAGACATTGTACTGAGAGCGAAGCGCAACATGAGTCCCGCTGCTCGTCGCCACAAGTTGGAGTACGATACTGAATATGAATCCAGTCCTGAACGAGTTAAGTACCGAGAAGAACTCAATCGTGAGCGACAGCGCCGAGGCATTTACGGTAAGAAAAATCACATGGATGTTAGTCATACTGAAGGCGGTAAGTTGACGCTTGAAAGCGAGCATGATAACCGAGCACGGCACTTCAAGGAGCGAGGTACGCTGCGAGAGGTGGCGAAGTCAACGAGAGAAGACTTGGAATTACTTCGCAACTTACTGCAAGGCCCTATGGACGAACAGGATAAGAAAATCGGTAGCGCTGTTGTTGGTATGCTTAACGAGCGAGAGCAGATGGAGGGAAGCGACATCCACGAGTCTCCAAAACACCACGACTTTTTCGGCGGCGTACACTTGTAAAGTGTAAAGGTTGTATTGTGTATTGTTTTTATTTTTACTATCTTGAATAAAAGTAAAGACAATACTACCTACTACCTTAACAACCTTTGATTTTTGTAGCCGCCACCTTTAAGTTGACCTCAGCAGTGGCACAATCGGTGAAAGCATGGAAGACCAACACGATGCTGAAATTCATTTGATGGGGCTTATTCTTGCGCAAAGCGCTTTAGTGGGCGTTGCTGTAGGTATTTTTGACGCTGAAGTGTGGCTCAAAAACGATACGCACTGGCTTAACGGATTTACCTACGCCATGGGCGCATTTTTCGTACAAGGTATGGCTTATTACTTCTTCAAAATGTTCTTTGAACGCACCATGCGTGAGCGAGCCCGCCTTTCGCAAATGGACAGGCAAAGAGTTCACAAGTCCCGTATGATGCAGCAAAATTTTGATTCTCGCCGTGCTGAAATGGAACTTCGCATGCAAGAAGCGCAACTTGAGCGTGAGTTGCGTTGGATGGAAGCGAACCCCGGTCAAATGCCCCCTTCTTGGGGCGTCCAAGGCGGCTCTCAATCCATGGTTGGTTTTTACGACCAGCAAGGTGGTGGAGCGGCATCCTTTGACGGTTCACGCATTCCCTCTCATCAAGCACAACCAAAACAACCCCTATCACTCGGCGTTGAAGAGGAGGCCCCGTTGAAGAAAGACGGTACCCCCGATAAACGCTACAAAAAGGGTGAGTGAGGTGCATGGGTCGCATTTTCAAGACGCCTTCGGACAATGCGACTGAGGAAACACTGCGTGCTATTCACATCGCAAATACGGTTGACACGACCTATGAGCGAGCGTGGGGTTGGGTAAAAACAGTCCTTGCCTCCTTACTCACCATGCTGATTGTGAGTGGGTTTGAATTTTACAACCCGGACATCAGTATTTACGAAAGTTCAGTGGACTGGTTCGTAGAGAAGGTTCATGAGTTCCTTCAATGGTTAAAGTGGTGGTAAGTTGGTTGAACCAGCGGGCACTGCGTTAGTAGGCGCAGCCGTTTGGGGTCAACACATTTTCAATTCGTGGCGACCAAGGCGTGTTGGTATTTACGGAGCGCCTATGGTTGGGAAGACTACGCTTGACCGCTACATGACAACACCGGGTGAAATGGAAGCGATTCCCGAAGAAGAGCGAACTACTCATGCCCGTTTGCTTGGTGTGGTCGGCCCTTACAAAATGCCTAAACCGACTCGTAAGCGTATCAGTTGGAACGGTGAAAAACGAGTGGTCTATTCAAGCGACATTGGTGGTCAAGAGCGATTTTGGAATTTGTGGGTTGAAGACATGGTAACTCGTAGAGTAGAAGCGGTTGTGTACATGTTTGACGAAAGAGCGTTCAAAGGAGGGGATGAGGGACTACAGCAGATTGCTGGTTTCCGATACCTCGTTGACAGACTCATCAATCGCGATTATCGTTATCGTTCATTGATGTCTCGCATTCGTGGTCGTAGGTACCATCCTCGTGTGATAATGCTCGTTGCGAACAAGGCAGACCGCTTCTTTGACGAGAGTGCTTCCAAGTTGTGGCACGATGGTCGGATAGGTGAGCATAAGGTGTTTGACCCGTTTCGTGACGACCTTATCCGTCTGCAAAAAGCAGGCATACCGACCAAACGCTCATTCATGGCAACGCGCATCGGTTGGAATGTTGAAAAGACCATGCTGGACCTTTTGACCTCTTAAGCCACCTCAGCAGAACCCTTTTACATGCTTCTTCCCTGCGTGAGTGCATGGGGAGAAAGGCTACGGTCACCACGCTGCAATCAGCGGGTAAGCAAAACGGTAGTTTGCGGACCACTCTCCCAAAGTGGATTGTTGACCACTTCGGTTTGAGCGCTGGTAGTAGCATCAACTGGTCGTTCATGGTTCAAAACGGCGAAGTAGCCGTAGTTATGACCCCAATTGAAGGTGAGGAGCATGTATCGGCCAGTTAATTCCCAAGCCTTGTATCAATCAAATGATGCTCACCTTGCTATGTTGGCTGCACAAGGAAACGAGCAACTGACACAGGCTGCTCTCAGTGAAATGGTTGCCGCTCAACAAGCGATGCAACAAGCAGGCGAAAGTCAAAACCTTGAGGTTCCTAAAGTCAACTTTTTTCCAAGCAATCACCACGACCCACGCAAAGCACGCAAGCGAGACATCAAGCAGGCTTACCGACTTCTCAAACCCGCTAAGCGCTCACGACTAAGCCCACTGCGTTGGGCTGGAAACAAGTATCGCTACAACAAAGACACTGGTACTTGTGTTGTTGATGGTTGTGATTGTGCTGCTTTGATTAAACACGATAACCTCTACATGCGTATTTGTGATGAAGACACGGGGCGTAGCCTATGGGAGATGTACTGGCAAAATCCTGTGACTGGTCAGCCCGAGGCTTTCATCGCTCAAGATGGTGTGACCAGCGGGCGTAAAATGAGAGGTACTTACTGCCCTGAACATCTCCATTTGTTTCACTTACTCAAAAAATGGGAGACTGAGGAGGACAAACACCGTGAGATGAACCCAAATCGTCTCAAAGAGAAGGTGAAGCGAGGTGTTTCAATTGTCACTGTACCAGTCTCTTCGGTGAGAAAGAAAGACCCACAACCAGCCATGCTGCAAAAGTACGAACCGTTCTTTGCTGAGTTGGAAAGAGACGCCGGTAAGACCAAAGGAATTAGCATACTGAATTACAAAAATCCAGCCACTGGTGTGAATGATGTCACGATGGTTGTTTTTGATTTGCGGATTTTTCAACAGGAGTTGACAGCCCTTAATACCCCTACTCCTGACTTTCAAACGCTGCTGCAACAAGAACAGCAGAACCTTGATGTTGAAGGACAACTTGGGCAGGTGTGAGTCGTATGTTCAATTTTGGTCAACCTCAACAACCTGCCGGTTTGAATTTATCAGTTACTGGTGCTCCTACCGGTCAAGCAGTACAAGGTTTGGGTCTCGGCGCTCAACCTCAACAGCCCGCTGGTTTCATGGGAGGTTTGGCCGGAGGGATGGGTATGCAACAGCAGTACGGCCAAGCGCAGCAATTTGCCCAACAACCTATGCTACCACCAAGTGAAATGGAATTGATGAATGCTTTGCTCCAATCACAAAATCCAATTCATCGTTTTATCGCATCAGGTGGACTTGCATCCCTCATTGACCTCATCGCTACTACAACCAGTCTCACACTGATGAATGTCCTCAAAAACGCCACCTTTGCTATTGACGATGATGAAGGCGGTATGAAATTGGACATTGGTGCTCTACCCGACAATCTCAAAACGCTCAGTGCTGAAAATGTTAGCGTGTTGTTAAACCAAATCGTAAGTAGCAGCCAACAAACACTTCAACAGGCTGACATGCAACGACAACAAATTCTCGCCATGGCTCAACAATCCATGATGGGCGGCGCTCTTCAAGCGGCATTGGCAGATGAAGGGACAATGGAAAAAATCGGAGGCGGAATAGGTAGCGTGGCTCGCTCCTTCATGGGTCTGCCAAAACAATGAGGTGAAAAGATGCAAGGGTCGTTTACAGAAGGTACTTATCAAGGTTTGAGTGATAGCAGTCTGAGTGTTTTTGCACCTACTCGTTCAGTCATTACCGACATGATAATGGTTCAGTTGTTAAGCATCATTTTAGCACTCGTGCTATTGATGATTTTCAAGGGTAATCAGTTGGACACAAACGATATTTCACTCTTCTTGGTTGGTATCTTCGGCTCCAGTATTTTGCTTGGTAGCATTTACTCCCGACTCACAAGTTGACCACTTACCCTTTGGACAATCACTTGAAGGTGCCATCGCTTTGAGTGGCATGAAGCACCCACACATTCTACACATGTGGAGTTTCTTGATGAAAAGCACGCAGTCTCGGCAAGTATTGAGACGATTCATGTAGGTTCCTTTAGTCACGCGATTGCCCGTAATAATGTCTTTTGAAGCGACAACGATTTGAGGTGGTTTCACTCTCTCCCACCGTCGGAACATGATTTCACCACCAGCCTCATCAAGAAAAGGATTATGTTCAATGCCGCTTTAGAAGCGCACATGGGAGGAGCGGAGCGTGTTTCTAAACGGTCCTGCGCCTTCTGTCAACATCCCAGTCGTGACGAGTTGGAACAGGGCTTGTTGTTAGGTGAAATTTCATCCACTCAGTTGGATAAAGACATGGGTTGGAGGCACAATACCAGCGACCGGCATTTCCGTAACCACATGGGTCAATTCCACATGGCTTCTAATCCGCAGTGCAAGGTTTGTTCACATCCACAACGGGCTGAATTTGAACAACGATACTTCGCTGACGGTAGCGAATCCGAACTCATCGCTGTTGAATTGGGTATCGCTGAGTCATCGGTGTATCACCACATGAAACATCATTTCCAACCGTTAGTACAAAAAGCCGCAGTTGCTGAAGTCAGCATGGTCGTGGGAAGGGAATTGGATGTACTCAAGTCAAATGTTGAACTCCTCAATCATAAGTTGTCCGAATTGCTCAATGAGGGCAGTGTACACGAAGATGGGTTCGTGCGAGATGCAGTGTCCTTGCACAAAGAAGTGAGAGAGTCAATTAAGGACATCAGGAAAATGCAAGACGACTGGGGGCCTACGAGTGAAAACGGTGAAATCCATAATACCATCAACATTCTCAAAGTTGAACTCGGTAAGGAGAGTCCTGATTCTTGGGCTCGTATTCGTGAGAAACTGATAGGGCATGTAGAGGAGGGCTTCGTATGATGGCTGTTCCCGTACCCGATTTGCTTCAAGTCACTCATCCCGCTTATTCGTTAATGACGCAAAAAGAAGTTACTACGGAGGTTATTCCTTCGTTACTTGATTTTGCCGAGCGAGTTGTTGAACGATTTGAGTTCTACGGTAATCTTGCCGTAGCCCCTCAAGACCTCATGATTATGCTAAAGAACGGGTTTGAAAAGTTGTGTAAGAGCGACGACCCACAGGAGGTTTTACCCATTCGTGATTTCCTCCCCCGTTTGTTAGAAGAGTTTGAAATGACCATGGGCAGTATGTCTCGCGCATTCCCTTCAAACCCACGAGTGAGTAAATTCTACACATCATTATCTGATATGCTCTATGTTGCTTACGACGAATTAAGCGGGGGGCCACTCTATGACTGAGGGTATGATGGGTCGCGGTTCGGACACCCGAATGTACGCTCCTCGTTCGGAGTCCTCGCACATGTTCCGTGCAAATTACGAGGATGAGCGTACACCCACAGGGCATGATGACCCTTCTGATAAAGAAAAACGCATGGATAAGCGTCAAGCCAAAAAAGAGCGTGAAGAGGAAAAAGAGCGCTCATTACGCCATATCAAAGTAAGGGCGCATCACATGGGTCTTAACAAACCCGAAGAGGATGATGGCGACGAGGGAGACAAGAAATTCAAACCGCGTGATTCGCCAAGTGAACCTACCATACCCTCGGGGGCCGGTGGTTTCCTCACCAGCCTTGGTGCTCAAGCCAAAGGCCCCGGCGCTGCTGGAGGTGAAATGATTCAAATGTCCGAGCCGATGGAGCATGCTTGGAGTTCGTTGCTTAAGCAATCCCGAGCGCAAAAGAAGCGTCGCAAGAAGGAACAGTACGCCAAGTGGCGTCCATCTACCGGTCAGTTCAAGCGCCCTCGTGGCGGCTACAGCGGTCGTAGTGGTACCTCCGCCCGAGCAAAAAACCTATCTCGTCACCTCCCCATGGGTAAGAAGACGGGGCTGATGCGACCACACTTGGCTGTTGAGATGTCTCACCGTGGTATTGCCAGCAAGCAGCCAATGTCCAAAGACCCACAAGCCTATGGCGCTTATCGTGGCTATCAAGAAGCGCAGAAAATTCAAGGTGGTGTGCCCAGCAGACTATCACGCCGTGCTCCGTTCGGTCAACTCAACGCACCCAGTGGTCGTGTGTTTGGTATTCGTGCGCCCAAACCTCGTTTGAAACCTCACCGAGCACCACCGATTCAACCGCCCCGAATGCGTACACCTCACCTCAACCGACCAAAAATGCCCGGTATGGTGACGATGAGTGAGGACGAAGTGCAAGGCAGCGACCTGCTTAAGCGGGACATGAACCATTACTTGCTGGCTGAACTACGCACATCGCTCAAAGAACTCCAAGACCTGATGCGTCGCAAGAAGGACAAGGACCGCAAGAGCAAGGGTATGGGCACACCCGACACGGCTGGTGGTGCTTCTACGCTACCCAACTATCCCGGCAACAATCCAAAGCAGACAACAAACCCAACAGGGGCCACTGAAAGTCAAGAAGATGCTCGTCAATACGGACTTGACCCACGAGCACTTGCTGGTAGAGGGAGTGGACGAGCATGAGTATTCTTGTCCGCAAAAGCGGTTTTCTGTTATTGAAAGGACACGGGGTTTATGCTTATTACGGCGGTCAAGCCCATTTGTTAACAGCGCCTCCACCCGAGGCCATCAACCCCGACAGTGAGATGGAGGATGTTCCAGCGTTCGCTCACTACGGTAATTTCAATCAACATCCAACAGTCGGCCATCTTACAGTAGGAAATCTGATTCCGGGTAAAATTTTACGACGAGGTGGTAAGTACGGGGAGACGGTTTACCGTGATGAGGGTGGTAGAGACCATCACCATGGGATTGATGGTGTTCTTCATCACATAGGGAAGAGATTGGAAGAAATGGGGGCACTTGGTCTTCGCCATCCTCGTTTGGGTGAACTCACACCGGAGGCTCTCGTTCAACGAGCGATTAACGAATACAACCGCACGCACAATGACAAAACAGGTGCGCACAAATTACCCGATGTTAACAGCATAGAGTGGCGTAAATTACACGCTACTCCTTGGAGTAAAAAAGATGCAGACAGCCCTATTCGTTCTGTGGATGGTATTTTACCTACGCTAAACACAAACATGCGTCCCCATCCACGACTTGGTACTTTCATTGAATCCTATTCAATTCCATTTTGGAAAGAGTTGAACGAAATTCTTGTGAATCAACTCAACATGAAAGAATCTCAAAATTTGGAGTGGTTAACGCAACCTCATATTTCAATTGATGACTTACACCCAACTGGTCGCCGCCTTAAGGGGCGTGGCGATGGTATGGTTGGCCCCGATGGGCGACTTCCTAAAGCCCACTTGCGAGACACACCCGAAGGCATCAGCCATGACCAGTTGCTCGGGCCTATTCATTCGTGGGAAGTGCTGCATCACACTCCTGACATGTTTCACTACAAGTTGAGTCGCCAGCAGTCAACTCCGTTTAACACCAAGAAAAGCGCAGTAGGGCACATCAAACTCGCTCTTCAACGCTTAGAGCAACAGGGTTTACCTGTTCCTGACACACCTGTACCTATCAATGTAGAGGCTACGAGCGGTGGAACGAATTATCAGATGGTCCCACTTAGCACAGCAGTTCGCTCCGACGCTATGCTTGGTAATTTGATAGAAGAGTTGAGCACGACCCAATCGTTGAACTTCTTGTTTGGTAGAATCATGTCTCGGGGTAAGCAAAAGGAAGGCCCCGGTGCAAGGATGATGGCTCATTTACTTGAGCAGTATGGTGGAGACCCTGATGACCCTGAGAATAAAGGTCGCACCTTTAGCACGCTGGACACGCATGTCACCGGTGCTGCTCACATACCTATTGACCGGCAGTACTTTTCGGGTGAAAAGTCACCACGCCACCCTACGAAGGATGGTAGCACACATCACACGGCTGCTAAACTTTATGCCAAGGCTCACCTTGCTGAGTACGCAGACGCTGATAGCCTACGAGATTATCACCCGGAGGACTTCAAAGTAGCAGAAGATTTGGGTATTGACCGTGAAAGCATAAAAGGTGTTGACCAACGAAGAGCAGGCGCACAAGCAATCGCTGACATGCTCGCTACAGCGTTTGGCGGAACCGTTCAAAAACCACTGATTGAAGAAGAAGCATTACCTTCAAACCCTCTTAGCACTGGAATGCTTTTGGGTTATCCCGAAGAGGGATTGGCTCTACCTGAATACCTATCACACATCTCCGCTGTTGCTCTCCCTCCACCAAAGAGGCAAACGGCTGAGCCTCCTTTGAGAGAGATACCCGCTGCTTCGCCCGCTGATGTCGCCCCAGCGGGACGAGAGGTTCTTCATTCGCCTCCTCCAGCAGCCGCTGTTCCAGCAGCACCTCGGGCGGCACCTGCTCCACGAGTGGCTGTTCGCCAGCCATTCCTTCCCGGCATTGGTACAGCGATGATGCAGCCTCAAACGCCGGAAGTTGTACAAATGCGCCAAGGCGTAGGCAACCTCCCGCCCGAACAGTTGCGTCAGTTTATTGGCGCTACAACTTATGGTCCGCGACCGGGCGAAGGCCCCGAGTTGACCGAAGCCGAACAGCGATTTCAACAAACTTTTGGCGACCCACGCCAGCGTCTTCTTACACAGTACATGAAGAGTCAAAGTGATGCACTACCCGAGGCTGACCGTTTGATGAAAGCCATGGAGGACATGCAACGAGACGCTGCGAAAACTGACTCAAGCATCATGAAGCATGCCCTGACTCGTCCTGTGAACATCGCTGATGAAATGGGTGTTCGCCACCTTGCTAAGCAACTCAACCTCACACCTCTTGATGTACGCTCTATCGCTCAGCAGTTGGGCGACTGGGAACGCATCGCCAAGCGCCTCAATGTAAAAAGCGACATTGTAAAGGTCATTAAAGTCAGCATCGGGGGTGTTTGATTGAAACCAGTCGGTGTGATTCGTAAGAACATGGGACCGCTTTCACTTCAAGTTCCCTTGGGTGAGTCGGGTTTCTATTTCAGTCCATTAAGTGGAATGGGAACCGCTGAACCTACTGCTAATCCCAATGTGCGTTCAGCAAGAGACTTTAGCACTGCTTCAATTAGCGCTGAAAATGCAAGAGAAAAACTGAGGCAAATGGCTGCGGACAGGCAGGCAGCGTTCAATAGAGACCCTGATTCAAGTTTTGGCGGCGATGCCGCTGAAATAGCAAGACAGCAAGAGGAAAGAGCGCTACAGCGTGTTCTTGAGGCTGGTGAGGCTCAAAATCAGCAAGAGCGTTACATATCGGAGTCGCTTGATAGACAAGGAATGCGTGGACCCGTTGGTGTGATGGGGCCCATAACAGGAGAGGCTGATAGGGCGGCTGCTCTTGCTGAAAGAGCGGGTAGATTTGGGATGGCTGGTAGGCTTGCTGGCACTGGAGTTGCTGGTGCTTTGGGAGGTCTTACTGGTTTGATAGCGCTACAAAACGCTGGTGCTCAAGGTCAAGACGCCATCAGTGGACTCGGCTCGGCTGGATTGAGAGGAATGGGTACTTTCAGCACTGCTAACCCCGCACTTGAAAGAGCAGGTGGCTACATAGGCTCACGAATAGGTGACTCCGGTATTGGTATGACAGGAGAGGCGTTTAGAGCAGGCCCAGCGAGTCAAATGGCTGGTAGGGCCAGTGGAGCAAGTCAAATGGCTGGGCGTGGAGGGCGAGTGGGTGTTGTTACCGTTCCCAAATTACATAGAACTCCCGGTGTTGCTGATAGCATAGCGCCTCCAGCGCCTACTCCTCCTACCGTTGCTGAACCTACTTCCACCAATGATGATGGTGGAATGAGTGAAAAGGTTGCTGGTTATGTTGGCGTTGCTACTAAAAATCCCGTTAAAGAAACAGAAAAAGCAACAAACGCTACCGATACCATGGGCATAAATCAATCAATGGTTTCACCGGAGAAGAAGTACGCATCTGATAAAGACATGGAACGATTCATCACCATGGCTGGACCGACTGGTGAAAAGATGCCGAGAGGGACTGGGCGCGATGGCAGTATCACGGCGAGGGACTTGCAGGAAGCGGAGTGATGAAAAATGGACAAAAAATCTGCTGAGATGGCTGAACTGGTCATTGAGATGGATAAGAAAATGTCCGCTCGCTCGTTCAAGTACTTCTTTGAAACCGTGCTTGGCTTTGACTATGCTGACCACCACGGGCTGTGGGACAAGGGTTTGAGCGAGAACCGCTATTACTGCGTCAAAGCATCTCGTGACCACGGCAAATCCGTGTTCTTCATGTCTTACGCCTTGTGGATAGCGGCGTTTAATCCCGGTACACACATCATGATTTTCTCACACTCGTTGGAGCAGACCCTTGAGCACATGCGTTTCATTCGTGGCAACATTGACGCTGCACCTTGTCTCAAGGAGTTGAAGCCCGGTGGCATTCCTTGGCGAAAAACCTACTTTGAGTTCACCAACGGTAGCCGTATTATGGCTAAGTCGGTTGGTGGTGGTACTCGTGGTTTCCACCCGGATGTTGTGTTGTGTGACGACATCCTGTGGGGTACGACTGGCAGTGAGTTGCAGCGAGCAGCCGATTGGTTCTACGGTGTTCTTCTTCCTGTTCTTCACCACACGGGTCGCCTCATGATGGTCGGTACGCCGTTTTCGTACAATGACTTGTACGCTCAACTTGAGCAGACTGAAACATTCCAAGTAGAAACATACCCGGCAATCAACCGTGAGGGCGAAGCGCTGTGGCCTCAGCGCTGGAACCTTGAAGCGCTTGACCAGCGGCGTATGTCCATGCCTGCTATTCAGTTCACTCGTGAGTACCTGTGTGAACCGATTCACGATGTTGCGAGTATGTTTCCGATGGCACTGCTTGAAAAAGCCCGTGACCACGAACTTAAACTGTTGGACTACGCTGAGTACGAGTACGATGAAGAAGGCGAAAAAGCCGGTGTGTTTGGACAGCACTTCATCGGTTGGGACACAGCAATTGCTTCGGACAAGAACGCTGACTACACAGCCATGACGGTACTGCGTACGCTACCTGATGAGGATGTGAAGCAAATCGTAGGCATTGTACACGAGCAAGGCATGGGTTCAGCAGCGCAGAAGCGGCAAATCATCATCCTCAACAACCGATTCCAACCCGACCTCATAGAGTTGGAGGGCAACAACTTCCAGCGAATGTTTGCTATGGAACTGAAAGACATCCGCCAAGACATCCCCATCCGTACATTCATGACGACAAAGACCCGTAAGGAGAGTCTGTTTATGTCCCTCTTGATGGCGTTTGAACAGGGTCAAATCAAAACACCCTACGGTGATGAACGCTCCAAGCGCTTTACACACAAGTTAGAGGAAGAACTCACTCGCTTCGGCATGCAAAAGAACGGGCGCTTGGAAAGCGTCGGTGTTCATGACGACTTGGCGATGTCGCTTGCTTTGGCAAACTGGGGAACCAAAGAGTTCCGAGGTAGCGTTGTCATGCTTGACGACTACATGCCGGGCTTTGACGACTGGCTGACAGGGAAACCAAGAAACAAGAATAGGTGGATTGTACCATGAAGGAACAGAAAGTAGGAAAGAAACCACACGGAATGGTGTTGGTCATTTCAGTAGGCAAACCGGGTGGAAAGAAGCCTGAGCGAGAGGCCGACCCGGACACCAAAAAGAAAGCCAGTGAAAAGCAACTGCTTAATGAAGCGGCAACGCTTCGTGAAATGGGTGATAAAAGAACAGCCCGTCGTTTTTCTGATGTTGCTGGTCTTATGTCGCGTGGCCCAGCGCTTCGTGAATCAAGTATTCAACGGCTTGGTACAAAGGCCGCTCAAGCACTTGACCCCGACGAAGAAGGTCAAGATGACTATGCTCGCCTTTTGTTTAATGAAAGTACGCGCGGTGCTGACTATCAAGACATGAAACTCAATCCAAAATTTTACCCTCCCGAAATGCGCCGTGAAGTTATGAAACTCATTTCTCAAATGGCACGGCAAGGCACTCAAGCGGACACCATGGATGAAAAAGCACGCTTGGCTTTGGATGAATTGCGTGAAGAAGACCCCACTCAATTTTTTGCTGACCAAGACTTCGTACAGCGCTCTTATGAAAATTTGGAAGCCTTGGATGCGATGATGAAAGGTGAGCCTGTGAACTTTTGTACTTGTTGTTCACCTACTGACATCGCTTGGGCTGTCGCCAAGGCAAAGAAAAAATCCAAGCCGTTCCACGGCTACAACCCAAAGCGCCATCACAAGAAAGGTGGATTGAATGCAGCGGGTCGTGCTAAGTTCAAGCGTGAGACTGGAGCAAATCTCAAGCCCCCTGTCACCAAAAAACCGAGTAAATTGAAACCCGGTAGTAAGTCCGCTAAGCGTCGGAAATCGTTTTGTGCTCGCATGGGAGGAATGAAAGGTCCGACCAGCAAGAAGGGTAAGTTGACGCCCAAAGGTGCAGCATTGAAGAGGTGGAATTGTTGAATAGTCCGTTTGAAATTTGTTTTGATGAATTGAAAAAGAAGTTGTGTCCCGAAGGGAAAGCAGCAGCGAAAAGAAAATTTAAGGTGTACCCTTCAGCGTACGCCAACGGTTGGGCAGTGCAGTATTGTCGTGGCAAATTCCGTAAGAAAAAAGGAGGTAAGAAAAAATGAAATTGAAACGCGATTCTTGTTGTTGCGGGGGCAGCAAAAAAACACCGTGCGTGTGTATGCTTAAAGGCGTCATGCAGTGTTCAGCAACAGCCCCTAAATGCCCTTGCTATGCTCTACTTGACAAACAAAAAGAGAAGGCGAAAAAGGTAAGTAAAATGGTAGGCGTTTATTGATGCTCTCACCTTTGGATGTCGCTTGGCTTGTGATAAAAGAGGAGCCTGTGACCCCAGTGAACCCAGCAGTGAACGCAGGTATGATGCGATATGTTTACGAACACCCAAACGACCCCACTCAATACTTGAAAATTCCAAGGTCCACTGCAAATCCCTACTTTAAAGAAATCGCCTCAAATGCTGCGTTGAGTCAAATGGGTGAACAGGTGGAACCTGAACGCCCAGTTCTCACTAACACTGGCCTGCATGGGAGGACTGGTTCAATTGAGCAAGTAATTAAACCTGCAACTACACAAAGAATAGTACCGGGTGGCCCTGTTCAAGAGAGCGTAAAACGCACCTTTTCCATAGCCTTACCGCCGCCGCACGGCGGTGAGCCGCGTACAGAAGACGAAAAAGAGGCTTCAAGAAGGCGTCAACTCATACTGGATGCTCAGACTTCTGCTTTCGGTGAAGACACATTCCTCGGAAACATGATTCGTGACCTTCACACGAAGAACATAGGTTTTGACATGCCTCCCTCTTTGCTTGAAGAAAAAATAAGTGATAAGACTACTGACCCGAAAGAATTGGGTCAACACTTGATGGCTTTTGACCCTATGGCTCAGCATTTAACCGATAAAGAAGTTGACAAATTGGTATCTGAATTGTTGGAAGTTTATGACAAATATCCTGAAAAATTGGAGAGGTATGCTGAACTGATGCAAGATAGGTCTCAGTTTGACCCCCTTATGGACGCTCTTTACCATCAACCTAACCCGCTACCAGCCTCACTACGAGGGCGGGAGGGAGCAGTCCGGGCGAGGAATGAAGCAGGCGTTAGACGAGATGTTGGGAGAGATTATAATGATTACATAAAGGAGTTGAACAATTTGAAAAGGGCTATGCAATTTATCAAAGACCCTCAACAAACAACGCTCAATGAATTTTTTAAACCAATCCCTCGCGACCATCCTGACAGGCGCCGGTTTGGCGATGTCAAATTTGATGCTCAAGTAGATACAGATACAATCATTAGAGAAGCCGTAAGAAGAAGTAGGGCAAAGCAAGCAGAAGCAGCGTTAGATGGACTGAGAGAAGATGAAAAAAATACAAGCCGTTCCACGGCTCTTAGAGCGTTTTACAGTGACATAATGAATGACATGTACAGACAGGGCTATGATGCTGAAAATGCCATCCTTCGTAATGACATGGGTGCTAACATACCATTTATTCGTAATCTTCTTGGTAGGGAACAAGAGCGGCAGGTTTTGGATGCTATGAGGAGTGGTGTTTGATTGTGACGAATCGTTGCACCTGTCATGATGTGCTTATTGTAAAGAACTTGAACCGTTGGTTCAAGGAAAAATGGGTGGATGTGTCTCGTAAAGACAAAGATGGTAAACACCCACCGTGCGGTCGCTCCAAGGCAAAGAAGGGAAGCAAGGGCTATCCCAAGTGTCGCCCCAGTGTCAAGGTTAGCGACAAGACGCCAAAGACCAGCGGCTCTATGAGTGAAGGACAAAAGCGTGCGGCAACCAAACGCAAACGAGCCAAGAAGCAAGGTGTGGGTGGTAAACCCACAATTGTCAAAGGTTGGGTCGGTGTTAAGTAGAGGTATCAATTGAGGTCAAATTATGTGGGGCTCGGCGTTGATTGAAGACGACTTCGGAGCGCTCCCGCTCCGTGAAATAGAGCAAGAGGTCGCTCTCTCACAATTTCAAAAATCCTACGACTTTCCACTCAACGGTGATGGTTGGTTTGAAACTAAAATGGGTTGCAGCGCTGATGCTTTCGTGAAGCGTTTGCGGAAAGCCCGTAGGCATAACAAAGACCAAACTGGCGAAATTGACGGCTTCATTGATGACATCCGCACCATGAAATCGCTTGAAACTGAAATGACCCTGCGCAATCTCTCGTGGGCCGACGGCTTTCAAAAAGCCATCAAAGCGCTCGGTTTGTCAGACCGCTCGCTCAAACACTTACGCAAATTTGGAGAAGCCCGAGCAGTGTCGCTTCAAAAAGCCTGTATGATGTGGGAAGAAGCCGAAGCGGCGCTAAAAATGTTGGACGAATATGCTGATGTTTGGGGTGAAGAGGAGCAACAAGCGTGGGCTACAGCCATGAGCACTCGTTCGGATGCTCGTAAAATGTGGCGAACTGCTTTGTTCCAAGCGGATAAATTGACCAAGCATGAGCGTTCTTACCTTGAGTTCGCTGCCAAAGAGTTGTTCGCTAAAGGTCCGATGTCTTCAGGCGCTATCGGTGATAACATGAAAGAAGAGGGTATGCTTCACAAATCATTTACCAGTCGTAAATTCACAACGCTACTCAACATGTACGGTGAAGAATATGACATCATCAAGGGTGCTGATAGAGCCACCTATGTCCGACTCACCAATGAAGGTCTTGTCGTCAAGGACGCTTGGGCGTATGGCGCTGGCTTTCTTGACGCTGACGGCTACATCACCATCACTGAGCGTGGTGAACCCCGTGCGGGTATGATTGCTACGGGAGACCGTGGGCGTGTACACTGTGAGGATTTGTACAAAACGCTGGACTGCGGTGTGCTTCAACTTGATAACAAAGTGTACAAGAACTCTCAGCGAAGTCAACACCGACTTCAATTTTATTCCAAAGCCGACTTGCGTAAATTTCTCAAGGGTATTCAACCACACTTGAAGATGAAATCGCTCCAAGCAAAAGCAGTGTTGGCTTTTATTGATGAAAAAGACCCAGTGCGTAAAGAGGAGTTGAAGCGTCTCGTACGCTACAAAAATTGGGAAGATGACTCCAAGAAATCTGCCGAACTCCTTAACACATGGGGCGTTGACGCAGATACCATAGGCAAGTATGAGGAGGGATTGTAATGGCGGACGACACTCAAGGACCAGTAAGCCGTTTCTTATCGGCACTCGCCAGTCCGTTTCGTCGGCGCACGACGCCCGAACCTCAAATGCCACTGTACACCACTGGTATTCAAGAGCCTGTGCTGGCTCAAGGTATCACACTACCAGCCCTGTATGCTGTTAGTCAAGAGAACCTCATCCTTCGTACTGTTCAATCTAAACTAAAGCAAGAGATTTTCCGTCGTGGGTATCACTGGGAAAAGAAGTTCCGCAAGAAATGTGTTGAGTGTGAAGAAGAATTTCATCACGATGTTGAACAGTGTAACAGTTGCGGAGGTGCCGTTAGAGACCCCGACCCCGAGCAGGTCATCTATCCTCGCTGGCTACTAAATCAAGAGAACGCTATGGAGCAGTCTTTCATGGATGTTCTCGGTGAAATTGAAAGCGACCTCAACATCGTGGACGATGCTTTTCTTATCCTCATTAAAGAATACTTCGTGGACCCCGAAAGCGGTGAAATCGCTTTTTACCGTGTGAAGAATATCATTCGTGGTGACCCAATTTTCATGCGCATTATTGCTGACAAGCGTGGTGTGCGTGGTGGGCGGTACAAAATTTGTCGCATTCATAGGGATGAAATCGCTTATCCCGGTCAAGAGCCGAAGTGTAAGACATGTGGCGCTGACCTCGTGGACGCTCACTATGTCAACATGGCTGGTAGTGGGAAAAACCAGTACTATACCAAAGGTGAAGTAATCCATCTCAGCAAGTACAATCCGTCTAAATTGTACGGTCGCAGCCCAGTCAACACCATGTGGCGACAAGCGATGAGCCTTACGGCCATGGATAACTACATCTACACTGCTTACCAAAAGCGAAGAACTCCAAAGGGTATCATCTCGGTCACGACCGATAACTTGGAGTCCATGAAATCGTTTTGGAAGTCTGTTGACGAAAAAATGGAGCGAGACCCTCACTATGTGCCCAAGGTGGGTATTGAGTCTTCTTCGGGGCGTGGTGGAGTTAACTGGGTAAAATTCATGGACACGCTGGAAGAGATGCAGTACATCGCTGTTCGCGATGAAATCCGTAACCGAATCGCTGCTTACTACGGCGTATCAAGCATTTTCATGATTGACAACGGTAAGTCGGGCGGGCTGAACAACGAAGGTCTGCAAATTCTTGTCACAAACCGTGCTGTAGAGTATGGACAAAAAGTGTACACCGAGAATCTTTTCCCACGCATGTTAAAGCAAATGGATGTCACTGATTGGAAGTTGACGCTTTACCCCAATGAAGAGGAGGATGAAATCACTCGCCTTCGCCGTGATGAAATGGAAGTCAATCTCGCTCAGCGTATGGCTATGCTTGGATATAAACCGGAACTGCTTGAGGAAGGTGAGCGGGACATTCGCTTCGTATATAGAAAACAACCGGAGGGTGAATCCGGCATGCCTCAACAGGGTATGCCTCAACAGGGCATGATACCGCAGCAAGCGATGATGGCTCAAGGGCGAATGCCCCCTCAAATGATGGCTGGAGGAAGAATGCCCCCTCAAATGATGCCCCCGTCTCAACCCGGCGGGGAGGGTATGGGCATACGAACCCCCCGCTCTCCAGCGAGACCACAGGCTCGCGTGTCACCGGGGGCGGGTTCGCCAGTAAGTAGCGTTCAGCAACGAGGTATGCCTCCAACCATTCAGCAGCAAAACAGCAACGCCATGATGGGCGCACGACGCCCGAGAGGACAGTAATCTCTTTTAGGGCGGCATCACTACGAACGACAAGAGGCGAGAACATGGACCTACAGAAAATGGACCCAATGGCCCGCAAAATGGCGATGCACAGCGAGGCATTCATCAAAGCACTGGAAAGCGGAAACGCCAACGATGCACAAGGGCATATCAATGAAGTGCTCAAGTTCGCTGGCTACTTATCCGATGACATTCATGGAGCCATAGTCAAGGCTGAGCGTGAAAATTTACAGGCTATTCAAGTGAACATGGTGCGAAAAATGAATCAAAGCGGTGCTAAATTTGACACCGCTCAACGAAATGATGTGCTCCCCGGTACGATTATTCCGGCTCGCACCAACCTCCGAGCAAGAGTTCACCGAGGCACTTTTGGTCGCTACCAACCATGAGGTGATTGAATGTCTGAAGAGAGTGCTACTGAGCGTTTGATGAACACATTGATTTCAAAAATGGAATCAATGGATGGCGACCTTCAATCGCTCAAAGCGGAGAACGCCGCTTTGCGTAAAGCGATTAGCAATCCTTCCAACCTCTTGAAAAAGGCAGGCTTTGTTTCAACTTTGACACCTCTCAGTGAGGATGTTGAAGTTGATGCTTTCCGTGCTGCTGACGATTCTATAATCAAAGGTCATACTGAGTTTACAAACGCCGACATTCACAAAATGTCGTGGGATGAGATTCACGAAATGGCCGAGCAAGCAAAAAATACTGAGGTGAGTGCATGAAGCCTATCCCATCCCCCTACGACAACAGCGTGATAATTGCATTGAACAAGGCGCAACAACTCCTTGAAAAAGCAGAAAAATTGGAGATGGTTGAACATGGAGGTAAAAAAGTACCTCACTTTGCCGCAGACGGTAAGGGTCAAAAGGACATGAAAACAAAAGCAAGCATGGCTGAAAAGGATAAGTACTGCATGAAGAACTTTGGTAAAAAGTATTCAGAATGCTCGGAAAAGCAAAAGGCTCAGTGCGATAAGGCTCACGGTAAAGTGGAAAAGGGCGAAAAGTGTCCTGATTGTAAAAACAATGATTGCCCGACTTGTAAAATGAAAAAGGGCGAAAAGTGTCCTGATTGTAAAAACAATGATTGCCCGACTTGTAAAATGGAAAAGGGCGAAAAGTGTCCGTCATGCGGTTTAAACAAAGCAGACTGCATGGGGAAAATGGGAGGCTGCGGCTCAATGAAAATGAAGAAAGGATTTGACGAGGGCACTCAACCCGGTTTTAGCACCTCGTTCAATTCTAACCCTCAAGGTGTGATGTTTATGGCTGAAAGTGGAGGACAGACTCGCAACGCCTACTACACCACCAATCAATACCCCTACACTGGTGATGACATCGCTAACAAAGGCGCTACTTCTGAATCTTTCAACATGGAGTCTTTGTCCGGCAAATTGAATCCGCATGAGGGTGGTGGTGCTGACCGGCAAATCGTTGAAGGTCATCTCAGTAAAGCGCGTGCTATGCTTGAGGCAGCAGGTAAACCACGAAGGTTGTGAAGTCGTGTGCAAGATGATGCTGTCTCCGGTTATGTTCGGGCAAGAACTGAACTGTTGAAGTCAATTCTTGACCTCAACGACTACGATACAGCCGTTGCCAACTTTGCTTTTGCTCAAGCCAACCTTGAGAATCACGGCTACACCGTTGAAAAAATGTGGCAAGACCACATTTGCGAATCCGTTCTCAAGCACGAACTCAGTGAGGAAGAAGCAGCCTACTTCAGTGAAATCAAGAAGTCCGACCTCATGGAGCGTCGTGGTGCTGAACACACTGTACCCGCTCACTTTTGGCGAGGGCGTATTCACGAAGTTGACTTGGAAGACGCCCATCGTGTGTGGCCGTCGCTTGACCCCATGATGGACCACAGTGAGTTTCACTACTCGGATGTCACACCGTTTGACGAGAAGTTCCATCCTATGCGAAACCGACACAAAATCACGGGACGGCCACGATGGGTAGAGACTTTGAGAGGGCTTTACTTGCCCTCAGCACCGGGCGAAAGGTCCCGCATAGAGATGCTGAAAGAAAGTGAAAACACCTACGAGCGCCACCACGAAAAGGAAGAGCACGCTGCTGTCAAAGGGCGAAAGAAACTTGACGCTATCACTGATACCGAGAAGGACCATCACCCCTACCTCGGTCCTCTCCAAGACTCGCACCTCCACGACATTTACATCAACAACTACGAGAACTGGTTGAGTCAAAACCGTGACTTGGAAAAAGAAATGATTGAGCGATACCCCAATCCCGATGTTGCCGACTTTGAACTACGCAAGTTGCACTTTGAACAGGCTGCTGATGAGTGGGAGTCAAATGAGGAGTCAAGCAGCATTGACCCAACCGAGGGTATGACGCAAGAAGAGTTGTACGACGCTTTCAATCGCGGCGAATCCTTGGAGCCTATTCAAATACGAAACGGCCTTGGTTGGCTCGGTCTTACCGCTGGGATGGAGTTCCTTACCCCCGAACAGCGCATTGAGATTCTTCCTCATTTGATGGAAGGGAGCGATGGACACGACCGTCAAATGATTGACCTCGGCGGCGGTCAAAAAATCTCAGTCGGGCGAATCAAGCGCAACATCGCTCATCGTTTTACTGGTGAGTTCCACCACGCTGGGCGAGCCAACATTCACGGTGGCCCCAATCTACGAGCGTACTTTGAGACGCCCAAAGACCATCCCGAGGGAATAGACTATTTCATCAAACACTCTCTTGCTGAAGCGCTTGGTACGGCCACGCTTGAAAGCGGTGAAAATATCGGTGAGTTGTTGCTGGACAGCATCAACACTGCTTTGTTTGGCGGTGATGATGAGCAGTACCTCAGCCGCTTACCACTCATGAATATGAATGCGTTGCGTGCCGCAAGGAGACAGGCAAAAAAAGTTGCGAAAGAAACGGGTATCTCTTACAACGAAGCCTTGGGTGAAGAGTTCAAACATCATGATGAACGAGATGGTGAAGGACGGGTAGAGATTGATGGTTTGTTTGCTTTGGCTGGTATTGACCGAGATACAAAGGAGCCTGTTGAGAATCGCTTCATTGAGGGTCTCAGTGAGCCGTTGTTGGATGTGTCCTCACTGTTTGAAGTGTTTGCGAAAGCAGAACGATTGGCTGGCATCGCTCTCACATCAAAGGATGTGCGCAACGCTGACATGTGGCATCACCTTGGTTTCAACGGACCTGCTTTGAATGAAATTGACCCAAGCCAACAGGACATTTGGATGCAGGGTGAGGAAGGCCCTATTGGAGCAGCAGCACTCTTCTCATCCGAGTGGCAAACTCGTGGTGGTGCTCACAGCAGCCCTCTTACCATCATGGAGATGCTTCATGACATGTTGCCCAAAGACGAAGAAGGCTACTCACTCTTCGGGCGTCTCAACCAAAACGGGCGCTTTGAAGTCAACCCAAAGTCAGTGGGTTTGTTTGGACGCTACATACCAATGCTCAGTACGAAACTCAGCAATAATCACTTCACTCCTCACGGCGTACAATCATTTTACGATGCTACCCGACTGGCAGACAATGGAGAACACCCCCGAAACACAAAACAGAAAATGTACCACGGTGCATCCTCTTCTTCGCCCGGTTATTCAAACAAAGTAAAGCCCGATGGCAGCGGTTTTGATGCAAGAACTGAAATTGACGGTTCATCCAACAAACACACTCTTAGCGGCAGACATGATTTTCAAAATGCGCTTTTAGTCACAGGCGGTAAACGCGGTGAGGCGACCAACCAGCGCTACAATTCCCGTATCAAGCATCGCGCCGTGACGGCTCAACAATTGATGAAACCACCCCATGACGCCCCGAAAAAGCGCCACTTGAGAACGAGGGACATTTTAGGTGGTAAGTTCACATTGAGCCACAATGCGAACAACATCAACGCTCACAGGGCGTTTCATGCTTACAAAGGGTACGAAGAAGGAGGCGGTGAACTTAGCGACGCTGAGCAAGATGAAGCAGACGAGTTGCAGGCTCAAGCAGACGAGTTGCACCTACGACTTGCAGACCCCGATATGACTGACGAAGAGCATGAGGAGATTAACCGTCAAATAGAGGAACTTGAAACTCAAGCGAAAAACATTTACGACTTTGGAGGACAAGAGCCTTCACAAGCCAAGGGGCGTAAAACAAAGAGAGGTTACACCACTCCATCTACCAATCACGATACGAAGGATGAGGCTGACCTTGCTGCTATCGTTGAAATGGCGAAGCGCTTCAAAACGATGTACGAGAAGGAGGACCCCAGTGCGTTTGACACTTCGGACCCAAGAAAAGCCGATGCTAACATGCGCATGCTTTTCCATGATGCAAACCGAGCACTCATGATAATGCGCCATGAAGACCACGGTTTGTTCACACACGGTTACGACACACAAAGTGTTGACCAAAGAACAGCGAGTGAATTGTTGAGTACTGAGGATGAAGTCTTCAATCCACAGCGAAACCTCGCGTTGAGTATGATTCAGCACGGTGTTGAACTCACCCCCGACATGGAAGCACAGCAAGTGTTGGAAGCACTGGGCTTTCCAACGGACAGGAGAGGGAACTATGACCCAACTCACACTGCTCTTGCTGAGCAAATCGCCAGCGAATTAGACGGACCTATGAGTGCTTTGAAATTTGCAGACCTTCTTTCCCAAGGGCCTAAAATCCACCCCGAAAAAGACATGTCATTTGACCATGAAGGTGCAGAATCACATCAGCACTTTGACACCTTCATGCAAAAACTTCGCTCCTTACCCGAGTATCAAATCTACCGCGCTGGCGGTAGTAGAGCCGCTACTCCGCTAAAACCGTGGGCCAATGAGAATTACACTATCCCCTTACTTCAATTGAAGAGACTCATGACAGAAAAAACCGCTACTGGAGAGGAGGCAGGTAAGCCTGTCGCTGAGAAGTACGGGATGAGGCATTTACCAAACGGCTCTCGTGGTAAAAATGAGCGGGGGAATAAAAGCGTAGGAGCGGCTTTTGCACACGAGATTAACCGCTTGATGCACGATGTTGTCCTCATGTCAAAGGAGAACCTTGACCTTAGCCTCCTTGCTCAGCCGCAAGTGGAGCAAGGCATCCACAATGTCACAACTGCAAACTACGGCACTGGTCGCCCGATTCACCCTTACACCTCAATGGAGGGGCATCGTGTACACGACCACTTCGTGTCGGGTGTAATGCACACCGGGCGCTCAGCCATGCCCACGGTCGGGATTGAATTTGATGCAAACCGTCAACCTGTAGTCGGACCAAACATGGGTGGGGAACAGGATTTGAAGACCGTGAGCCTTGACAAGCAGCAAGCAGTCTTTGGTGAAGACTGGACGAAAACCATGAGCGACAGTGGCTGGCAACACGAGCAAGAAAACATTCGTATGATGCAGCCAAACCCAGCGGGTGAAACACCAAGCGACGACCCAATGGACATCGGTAAGAGCCTTGACGACCAACTCTATGCGTTGATGAACCCGGATGCACTGCTCAAAGCAGACGGCAAACCTCTACCCATCCTTGCGATGCACCGCATTTTCAAAGTCAAGGACTTGGAATGCTTGCGTGGTTATAGCGGTGAGTGGGCTGTTTCAGCGCTCCCTGCGGGTCAGCGCATGATTGTAGAGCGCCGCTCCGGGCGTGTAAAAGCCTACGATGAGGACGGACCAGTTACGCTGGAGGATGAAGACCGGAAGCACATCCGTGCGTTGACTGAAAAGAATTTCATCATTGATGTAGTCAAGACCGACAGTGAGATTGTGCTTGTTGACATTTTGGACTACGATGATACCAACATCGCTGACATGAATGTGCGTGAGCGTATCAAGGTCATGCGTGGGCAAATGGACAGTCAAGAGCATGTCATTGTTCCCGGTCCTCACAACTTCCGCCTCACTGATGACGAGGGTTTGGAAGAAGCAACTAAGAGTCTGCAAGAAGAGCATGACCGTCTGTTGCTGCGAGACGCCACCTCCACTTACATGAAAGGAGAGCGCCGTCATCCGAAGTGGTACTTGATGCGTGCGAACAAGAACATAGCCTTCATCGTTCTTGATGTGCGAGGTAAGGGTCCTTTCACTTACCGCCTTGGTGCTGGACCACTTGACGCTGAGGGACTTGGCAACCGTGGTGTTGAGCATGAAGGTAAGCACTACCTTGATGTTGGTACAGTGCAAAGTCCCAAACCGTTCAACGAGGGTGATGTCGTGAGTGTCTCCGTATCAGGTGTGAAAAAGAAGAAGCGTAACGACAAAACGCTGTTTGATGTAACTGCATCAAAAATCGTAGGTGAGGCTGACTGTGCTGCTGCTTCTGCTGAAACGCTGTCCCTGTTGGCGAAGTCTCACGACCTCATTCATGTACCGTTTGACCTTTCGCTGCAAAAACAAAGCGTAGTGGTTTCACTTCACGGGATTGATGATGTGTCCTACATGCTTGAGAAGTCCTCTCATGGGTTTTGGGCACACACGCCTACTTCCATGTTGGGTGAACTTAGCGGTAGCACTTACGCTGTTGAACTCGCTCAAAGTCTCGCTCCATTGTGGAAGCCCGCTACATCGCTGATGATGAAAACAAGTGTCCCAACTCGTAGCATGGCTGACCCCAAGCATCGTCGCGCTTCCGCCAAAGAGTCTGCTGGTGTTATTGAGGAAGACGATGAAAATGCCATCATCAAACCTAAGCGTGAGGAAATCATGGTCAAGACGCTGACTCGTATTGTTGACCTATACGAGCGTATCGCTAAGGAGAAAATGTCCGGTAGGACCAGTGCTCAAGGACTGGGTATTGATGTAGGAAGTCAAGTTGAGTCTCCTCGTGGGCCCACCTCACTAACATCTGAACAGTCCATGCCCGACTATGACATGAGAGACCGTCCAACCGAGGACCCCGAGGAAGAATACCCCGTGGCACGAAGAATGCGGGAGAAGCGTAAAAACAAGGAGCAGTCTGCTGGTTATGAAGCGGAATCGGAAAATGACTGATGCCGCTTCATTTATGTAGGTGAACGAAAAGAGGAGTGGGTAGTGTGTTGCTACGAAAACAACCAGCAAGCCTCTCCCTACTCAAAGGGAGCAACGACCTCGTGGTCGCAGGGTACGCCAGTGTTGAACTCGTTGACAAGCAGGGAGATTTAATCACAAGGTCAGCGTTGAAGGATGCGTTCAAAAAATACATGAGCGACCCCAAATACCGAAATGTACAACTGGCCCATTCAAACATTCAAGTTGGAGAAGTAATTCCACAATACACAGACAATCAAGGGAGGTTATGGAAAAGCGAAGTTGACGATGCTGGCATGTTTGTCGTTGTCCAACTCCGAAATGATATTGAAAAAGCACGAGAAGTGGCTTCGGAAATACGGAAGGGCAACTTAACAGGATTTAGTATCGGAGGACAGGCATTCAAGCGAGTTCACAAATCCGATGCAACCCACGGCTCATATCAAGAAATCAGCAAACTGGAACTTCACGAAATAACCATCTGCGAAAAAGGAATAAACCCCGAATCAACATTCAAAATACTGAAAGAAGACAAAAACAACAAGGTGAACAAAATGACCGACGATGTAATGGAACAAATGAACGATGTGCTGTCCCGACTTGAAGGGCGACTGGACTCTATGGAGAAAGGTATGCCTCCTCAACTTCGTGCTGCTATGAAGGACGAGGACAAAAAGAAGGACGAAAAAGAAAAGGGAATGTACGCCATGGACAAGGACGAGGACGAAAAGAAAGACCACAAGGACAAGGCCATGGACGACAAAGATGAGGAGAAGGACGAGAAGAAGAAGTCCGACGAGTTCTCCGATGTTATCTCCGCTGAGTACCTTGACTGGATGGAAAACACCCTCAAGTCCGCTGGTGTGGACACCGACGGTGCCCGTGCTCACTTTGACGGCATCTCCAAAGCCAACCTTGGCTCCGACCCCGCCATCATTGGCGACGGCGCTGACTACTTCGCTGGTCAAGTCAAGGGTCGTGCTCAAGAAGGTGGCTCACCTTCCACCAACGCCCTCGCTCGTGCTGGTCTCTCCCGAGGCGGCGATGTTAACAAGTCCGACTTTGTGACCTCCGTTGACCCAGCCTCCCTTGAGGAAGCCTACAGTGTTTTCAAAGCCGCCAAACAAGAAGAGCAACTTCGCAAGGCTTTGGAAAACAACTTTGAACACCGCTTCGCTGAAGAGCAGCAGGCTGAAATCAGCAAGGCTCAAGCACAAGCCTTTGATGCTCGTGGGCCACTTGATGAAGTCATGAAGGCTCTTGGAGCACTCAACGACCGCATAGACAACATCGGTGCTGAATCTACTACACTTGCCAAATCTGACAGTGGACACACCGCTGTTGAAGTTCCAAGTACACAGGAACTTGGCAACATGTCGTGGGACGAAGTTCACCAACTCGCAAACGGGGTGTTCCGAGGCGAGTGAACCCTCAACAAACAAAACAAAAGGAGATGAAAAAATATGGCACGCAATTATGTACGAACTGTAACTGACATGGAGCGCTACTACTATGGCGCTGGAAATGCTATGGGTTATTCCTACACTGGTAGTGAATTGCTCAAAGCAGACGCCCCCATGCTCTCAACCACCGCCGGAACCTACCAAGCCATCTACGGACGCAAGGTTTGGTCCCAGTTGAACCAAGAGTTCAACGCCTTCTCAATCCTTCCAAAGCGCCCTTGGGAGCGCAGTGGATGGCGAGTCATCACTGAGAAGCCTAACGGTGGTGTTTTGACTGGTGGTGTTGCTGAAAACGCAACCCTTCCTGAAACCATCAAGCCAACCTTCCAGCACATCGCTGCAAAGCCAAAAGTCATCGCTCACACCTTTGATGTCAGCGAAGTTGCTATCTTCTTGGCTGACAAAGATGATGGATTGGGCGACATGCGCTCAGTTCTCAAGGAAGAAATGGGTAAGCACCACGCTGAGATGGTCAACAAGATGCTTCTCACTGACTGTTCCACTGTCGCTGGAAACAACCTTGAATCTCTTGACCGAATCACCGGCAACGACGGTGGTGCTTCCGGTGGTTCTACTTCCATGGAAACGGGCAGCGCTTCCGCTGACCACTGTGGTTCAACCGACCTTGACATCTACAGCATCAGCCGCAGTGCAAACTCGTGGTCCAACGCTGAAGTCAACTGTGGTACTGACGCTGACGCTGCAAACCGCCGTGTTCTCAGCCTTGACCACTTGGACACTCTCTTCCAGCAGATGTGGGAGCGTGGTGGCAACCCCAAGGTCATTCTTACTGGCTACGACACCCTCATGCGACTCCAACAACTCCTCCAAAGCCAACAGCGATTCATGGAAGAGAAGCGAGTCACACCTACCTACAACGGTGTGAAAGGTGTTCCCGGTATTGAGGCTGGTTTCATCGTGGCTACCTACAACGGTGTTCCAATCATTCCTTCCAAGGATGTGGAACCTGATGGTCTTTCCCGAATGTACTTCCTTGACACGGATTACCTCTACTTCAGCACGGCTATTCCTACTCAGTACTTTGAGAGCGGTATTGAAACCGGCGACCCATTCGCCATCAACCGCCTCGGACAAGAGGGACTTTACCGAACGATGGGCGAAGTGTGGACGACTTTCTTTGGCGCTCAAGGCTCCATCCGAGACCTTAAGTGAGGAAAACAAAACAACAGGAGATGAAAAAATATGGCAGCAGAATTGACATTAAGCGGAACGGCAACAGCAACCCTTGTGGGTGCATGGGAACTCCGAGCAGGCTCGCAAGACACCACTGAGTGGCTGGCCCGTGGTAGCACATACCCCGGCAACATTGAAGCGTTCAAACCTTTGAACGGCGACGACTCCACTTCGGGAGACGCAGCGAACGGATATGACCCAGCCCCCAAAATGGCTCTCATCACCGTGACCGGTGGAGCAGATGGCGAAACCATCATTCTTGATGGTGGAATCAGCAGCATTCTCATGGTCTTGACCACTGACAGCGGTACATCCGCAGTGTCCGTTGGTGCATCCGTAAGCAGTAAAACCATCACGCTTCAGTACCTCAGCGGTTCAGCGAACACCACCAATGTAATGGTCTTGTACAACTGAGGTGAGCATTCGTGCCCACCATCACATACATTGGTACTCGCTACCAGCGCCCTTGCCCCGACAAGACGCACCGCGATTTCATTCGTGGTCAGACTCGGGAAGTTACAAAGGCTTGGTTGGACCGCTACGGTCCTCGCTTTGGCGACGACTTCCGCATTGAGGGTTGGACCCGAGAGAGTGAAGAAGTCACGGTTGACGAAGGACTTGACGGCATCCCCGACAAAAGTTGGTCCCGTGCTGATATTCAAAAGTGGCTTGCAGGCTACGACATCAAACCCAAAGGCTACGCTACAAAAACCACTTTGTTGGAACTCGTCGCAACTGTTATGAGTCCTGACGGAGTGGCTGAGACAGAAGCACTGGTGGAAGACTCCGCCGAAGAATCACAGGAGAGTGAAGAATAATGGCAGTAACTATTGACCCCCGACCAACCTACTTTGGCGACCGCATGATTGTGACCGGCTCCTACGACGCTGGAGAAACGAGCGTTGATTTGTCGGGATTGTTGGCGAGCATTGATTTTGCAGGCATCAACCCATTGGCTGCACAAGCCAATGTAACAGTGTCAAACACAGGAACTCACGCTAACGATGTAATCACGCTGGTTGACAGTTGCACTGTGTCGGGCACGACCATCACCATCCATAAGGCCGTTGTTGAAACAGACCCTGATGGTGCAGGTACAGGTAGTGGCGCTATCGCTGGTGCTACTATTGCTGGAACATTCTTGGCTATTGGACGACGCTCGTGAGGTGATTCCTCATGGCGAACTTGACTCCCAAGTACAAAATCGTAGGCCCCTTCTCACCGAAGGAGTTCAGTGACACCAGTACCTTGGAGACGACAATTGAAGCCGCAGTTGGCACAATTGGCGATGCGACCAGTGCAACGAGTCTTGTGGCTTCGGACCCAATCACGGTATTGGGCAACATTTACATCATTGTCAGTTATGTTTGAGTGTGAGGGGAATGAATGTCTCTAAACACCCAAACAATTGAACTGTCGGACATTGAGCGCCTGCAAAAGCAAAACATCCTTTCGGATGTCAGTCTTGACATGAACGCTGTGTTTAACGAAGAGAATCCTCTTGCTGGCGTCACCAGCGAACAACGCAACCGCAACAGCACCGCTGCTGATGTCCTCAACATCGGCTCGGGCACTCGTTGTCAACACTGCGGTATGCTTCACTTCTTGTGGCGTGAAACTTGCGGGGCGTGTAAGAAACCCATGGATTACAACCTTGGGCACCGAGATGAGAACAAGAGGGATTGAACATGCCAGTCGTATTCAATCCCGGTGAGCCCGAAACACGGCCCCTTGACCCCGAAGCGATTGTGTACACCACGGCGCAAAAGGTGGCTGATTACCTCGGTATCGGCCCTCAAGAGGCCGTGGTTGCCTCAGCCGACTCAGTAGCCGATGGTGTCTTCATTACGGGTGAGGACTACAGGCGCTGCGGTACTGAAGTTGGAGACATCATTTTCATTTACAGCGACGCCAATCCTCTCGGTGAAGAAAAGACAATCACTGACATCCAAAACGGCGGAACAAGTGGTGTGAAGTTGGTGTTCACAGGCTCTTTTACACACACTGATTATGAAACCGCTGATAACACCTTTGTGCAAAATCTCGCATCCTTCACGAACGGTAAGGTTGGGCGGCAGCGTGGTGTAACAAAGAACATCGTACATGCTCGTATTCGTGAGATTCAAGACCGCATAGACAACTACACACACAACGCTTGGCGACCGTATCTCGTGTCCGCTGAGTACATCAATTTTGACACTTACAAGCCCTACCGACGCCGATACTACACTGATTATGTCGGTACGACCCCACTGCTGTTTCGGAATGTCCAGCAAATGCTACGCATTGAACTATGGCAAGGCGACGACTACCGTGAGATTTGTGGTGCTGAGGCTCGCATTAAAATCCCCGAGGATGTGCGAGCCATTAGTGGTTCAATTGTCTTATCACCCGGCAACGGTAGGGCTGCTGTTTTGACCGCTGAGAAAGACAGCGCTGGTACCGCTACAACCGCTAAATGGCGTACGGATTTTGACGCTACAACCACAGCGCAAAACCTTGCTGACCTCATCAACAAGGAAGACAGGGTGAACAAGGCGTCCGTTGAGTTCTCCCCTGTCTTTACACTTGAGGGTTCAACTACAAATGTCGGTGTACACAACGAGTTCTTTGCATCAGCCAACGCTGACTATGGTACGGGTGTTGTGAAAATTTCAAGCATGCGCTCAGTGAAAGCCGGTGAAACTTGTAGCATCGTTTCAACCGACAGCACAGTGAACATCTCTCAAACACAGCGTAACACAGCCACCATCTCGGGTAACAGTGGTGATTTTGGTTCTGCTGCTACAGGTGTTGTCACAGTTACAAAAATTGTTGACGATGAAGTAGTTGATGTTCCAACGGAGGGTTTTGCCAAAGCAGGTGTTTTTACTGACGGTACGAATGTCATTCGCTATGAAGGAATAACTGACACAACATTTACTAAATGTGAAGCAGTTATTGGGTCCGCTCCTTCCAGTGGTACCGCTACTCAACACTTGATGCGAGTTGATTTACAGGGTGGTAGCGCCAGTGGTGATGCCGCTCGTTTGCGAGATTGGTGGATGGACTATGAAATGGGTATCATTTACTTCAACAACTCCTACCCCTTCTTTGAATACAACGCTGTGAAGGTGTCCTACATCTACGGTGAGCGGTACTTGGAGAAAGCGATTGAAGAAGCGGCTACGAAAATGGTTGTCATTGATTTGCTGATGTCCGACGACCGCAGTGTCCTTTTACCCGAAGGTACAAGCAACATTGACTTATCAGCCAAGGTACAATTACTCCAAGGAGAGGTTGATAGAATCCTACCGAGGTACCGTGAAATGGTTCTGTTTGAGTGATTCGTATGCCCCGTGATGAAGTAGATGACCTCATGGAAGAGTTAGCCAAAGAAATGCAGGGTGAGAAGGTGCAAGACGAGATGCGCCAAGTTATCACTCAGTCGCCTGCCAATGTGCGTAAGCAAATTGAGGAACAGGAGTTGGCAATTGAAGGTATCAAGAAAGACGAAGGTGGGAACTACACGCAAAATGGACGGCAACCCAACGAAAGCGTTCTTAAGGCGGCATTAGATAGAATAGATAAGCGGATGCTTCGTGAATCTCCAGCACTTCAAGAATACAAATTGAAGTTCAGCGGGGGCTCCTTGGTACCCGATGAAGCAGCGTACAGGAGAGATTTGTGATGGTGGCGACATTCACTGAGGGCCTTGATGTTGTCATCAATACCCTTAGTGATTGGAACCGAGCAAACACCAGCAACATCAAACCCGTGATTGCTGACATCGCCACCACACTGCCCGAGCGTGGGAAGCGCATTGACCTCAAGAAGTCGGACTATGTGTTCGTGTACGAAACGGCGCATAACGAAGAAGCGCCCGAACTTCTCTACGATTTTGTCACTACTCGCATCAACATCACCGTTGACCTACGAACAACCAAGAGCCGAGCGCACCAACAAGCCATGGAAAACGAGGTGCGTCGGCTCATTCACACCAAGCGCAAGGGGGATGGAGTCTCCTTTGACCGCTTGGTTTTCAAGACTCGCACGGACCTCTCGGATAGAACCAAGAGTCTGTTCCGAATGACCTTTCAGATAGAAGTAGTTATCTTTGCGGAACTCGTGCCATGAGGTGAGCGGACATGCCTTCAACAGTGTATAAGGGTGATTTAACGGAGATTTCATTCGGTCACGAGACCGGATTACAACTTGAGCATAACTTTGCTGGCTCATTTTTGTTCCGTGCAAAAATTGGTACAAGAGACACGGTGGCTGACACCAGCGTGATTACTTTCAGTGGCGGTGCCGCCTCCATGCCTGTCAACGGTGGACAACTCAAGTACCCTGTTGGCATACTGGTCGGGGCTAAAATCTCCTTCCGCTTTGGTAGCGGGACACCCAACTTCAGCAGCGACGACGATTCCTCCGTTAGCGGTCGCACTTTTACTGTTGTTAAGCACGCCATTAACGCCAGCGCTGATACTGAGTTGACAGTCACACCAGCGCTCACTACAGACCACAGCGGTGGCAACAAGGATTCTAAAACAGGCGACATCATGTTCATTCACGGGTTCACTGTCCCTTCTCTTGATGTTGGAATGGCTGCTACTGTCAGTGCTGCTACTTCCAGTGAATCAGTGCTCACCGACCAATTCCTTGGTCTCGCTGCAACTGTCACGCTGCCCGAAACCAAGGTGGACTTGAAGCGCTACCATGTTGTTGGTCTTGGTCGGGATGTTGCTGTGCAAGTGCCCGGACGCTTCCTCAACGAAGGCGGCTCATTTGAAGTCAACATGCACAACCCACGCTGGCTCTACTACTGCCTCGGTATGGAGGCTGTTGATGTCGGTACAACCTATGACAGCCTGCTTGACAACAACGATTACAAATTGAACGGCGCTACCAAGGTGGGTGCAACCCTACTGACATTTGACGGCACGAGTACTCCCGACTTTAGCGGTAGTGCCGACCCAGTGGCAGCGGGTGATTATGTGATTATCAAAGACACCACGGCTGCTGACATCATCACTTACAACGAAGCCGACACCGGGAACAAATTCGGAGATGTGACCAACCCTAAATCAACTTACTTTGACACCACTGAAACGAATGAAATTCGTCGTATTGTGGCTATTACCGGCACTCAAATTTTCCTTGATGATGCCTTGTGTTTCCCGCACGCTGACAACACCGTAATTCGTTTCGCTCGTTTCAACGCTGGTTCTACTCAAGGAAGCCCCGACCGACTCGGAACTGGTGCTCTCGCAAACGGTGTCACTCGTCTTCTCTACTCTCGCAGCAGTGTCCCTTCTTTTGCTATGGAAGTCAGCATTCGCCGCCGAGACAGCGACGGAAACGAAGACGATGTCACTGACGGCGGTGTCTCGGACACCAAGCAACTGACTCGTGTGTTCCGTGGCTGCAAGGTCAAGGACTTCAGTATCACCGCTGACACTGACGCAGCACTCCGCACTACAGTCAACTTTGACGCAGCATTGTGCTACACCGATACTGGACGACTTGAAGACACCAAGGGCGACCGCTACAACCCTCACCGAATGTTTGAGGACACGGCCAACACTGACGCCAAGCGCAAGGAGGCCGGTATTGCCAAGTTCACTCAAAAGCCGTTTATGTTCTACAACGGTACCATCACTCTCGCTGGTGTGCGAATCGGTCAAGTTGTGTCGTTCAACCTTACGGGCAGCACGGGCGTGCAGCAGTTCTACACCATCAACGGCTCGCCGCTCACTGACGCTGAAACCGACCAAGTGCCACACGGTGGTATGCGCAACGCTTCTATTGCCGTTGAAGGCAAGACCGAGTACATGATGGACATGGAGATTATCGTTGACGACCC